TATCATAGTTTCTATATCCTGCAACATTCTTTGCTTTCAACTTAAAGTTAGCACCCTGCCAGAAATCAAACGGATCAATTGCTTCCTCATCTTCAAACTCAGGTTGCATTGCTGCAGTAAGTTTATCAAAGATTTTCTTACCATACTTGTATAAGAAAACTTTACCTTCGTTCTCAGGATTTGATGGATCCTTTACAACGTAGATGTTACTAATGTAAGTAAGTTTACGCTTTTGCTTTCTTGCTAACTCTTTTCCAGCGTCTGTACCGTTATTCCACAAAGTTGTGTTGTACTCGGATACTGGATCTTTTTGACCAAGTGAAGTCAAAGAGTTTTCGATATACCAACCACCAGGACCTTGGAATGCGTGTGAATATAGTTTTACAAATGGTAAATCTTCACCTTCGGGTGCAGGTAGAAATCTGATAACAGCATAACCGTTACCGCTTTTGTCTACATCTAACTTCCAGATACGGTCATCAGTGTTACCGCCCGTGTTGTTCATCTTCTCGACTTCTTTTACTAACTTTGCAGTTAGAGAGCCAAGTTTAGATTGTTTTTTTAGGTCTTTAAAAGACATTTGGATACCTCGGATAAATTGGATATTTTAGATAATTGGATTATAACATATTAATAATCAATTGTCAATAGACTTCTTAAGAGTCTCAATAGTATTTGACATACCACTGAATAAAAGCAACATATCAGTTCCTTCTGGGAATCCCATCAGTTCAACTGATTTTTGCAAATGATTCTTTAATTCTATTGCTTCTTTATCATCAGAGAGACTAATGCGAGTGTACATTACTTTTTGTCTTTCTAATAATTCAGTAAGTTTTTCAATGTGGTCAACTTTATCTTCACGACTAAAAGTTCCAAACTTCATTGCATTCTTGTAAATAGACATCTGCAATTCGTTTATCTCTTGTAGTTCTTCACGAACTATGTCTGAATCAAAAAAATCACTCATTTACGATTTCCCGTAGTATTTTTTTAAAGTTGAATACATTAATATTTAGGAAAGGTTTATACTTCCTAATTTTTAAACTGACGGTTTCCCATACGGGATCGAACAGTTTCTCATCAAACTTTTCTGAGAATGAGAATATTATATCATAAATTACAAATGTTTCAAGGGAGATATCCCCACCTAAAAATCTCTTCAATATAATAGGGTGTCCTTTACCACATTCAAATAATTCTTCTAATTTATTATCTTCTAATAATTTTCCTGATTCTTCTTTAAATAAGTAAGAGATACTCTGTTTTCTCCTCATCCAATCTGCATAAGTTCTTTCTCCAGAATTAATAATTTCACCTATCCATAAATTCTTTGGATTATCTGTAGTCACGAAGTTAGCGAGTAAAAAGTCAACTATCTCACCATCAGAGTATTTCCTAGATGTTTTCTCGAACCAGTACTTATCTTTTCTTTTATTAAAAGATGCCATCGTTGCACGAGATTTACCACCATACCTAAAAAAGTCATACTTACGGTTAGTAAAATGACTTTTCATTGATAGATATGACTGATAAGTTTCAAATGGAGTCACTTTCATCATCTTCCTCTTCACTATCTAATTCTGTAATTGAGTCCACAGGTACTTCTGCTTCTCCGATTCGATACCAATGTTGGTCAACACCAATACTATCAGGTCTGACACCCAAGTATTGTAAATCACGGAAAGTATGCTCACGAAGCATCGCTTGCAATCTCCAATGAATTAATTCTGATTTTTTCATTATAAAGGCAGTTTTGCTCTTGATGTAGGTTTCATAAAATTAAGACGGGTTGCATCCCATTTTAATCTTTCTTTTAAAGGTTTGGATATTAACTTCGATACTGATTCTACCTCAATATTGTTAGTTTCGCAATAGTAACAGATTGCATCAATATAATTGAAGTCTTCTTCTTCAGCAACAATCTTTTCGATTTCAATTGCAAATTTAGATGGGGTCAAGAATTTATTCTCGATTGCCTGTTCTAGTTCTTTATTCGGTTCCATAGAGTTCCAGTTTATCTTGAACAAATTTGTTAATGTATTCTCCGAGGAGTTTGATATACTTTGCTTTGTTGTATTCTTCATAGACGATGCATTCTCCATTTTCACAGGACATAATAATTACTAATTTTTTAACAGATATACCTGTTAATTCATATAACATACAACCGTATGCCATACACTGGACAAAGTAATGTTCAATCCAGTCTCTGGGTTTTGGTTTTTTTGAAGTCTTAAAATCTATTATCGCTAACTCGTCTTCGTATTCCGCAATACAATCGACTGTTCCAGCAATTCCTAGTTGCCTACTGTAGAGAGAACCCTCTAAAGCGTAAATATTATTTATATTACCAATTTTTTGCTTCGCCACATTAAACAGAAAATTAGATATTGGAGGAACTTTTGGAAGTTTCTCATCATTCAATAAATGATGCTCTGTAAGTGTATGAAAGTCAGTACCACGAGTCGTGGCTGCTTTGGTAATACGATTTGCTTCTTCATCACCTACTTTCTTTCGCCAGTTAATAAAAATTTCTTTATTATAGTGACTTGTAACAGATGTGATTGAAACTAATTTAATTAATTCATCTTCATCGGGAACAGAGTAATAACGAACTCCATCGATTGTTTCCCGTTCTAATTTAGGAAGATCAATATCAACATGATTAAACATTAAAGACCAGTATCGAGTTTTGCAATAATATATTCTTTGACAAGTCCAGAACGAACTATATCATCAATGCCATACTCTATTATATCAAAAGATGGCATTTTACGCAATATGTTGAGAAAGTCGTGTATGCCATTCCTGTCATTTGTTTTAACCAAATCACTTTGACTAGCATCACCACAGAAAATAATTCTACTATTTTCACCAACACGAGTGATAATTGAGTCTAATTCGTGAAAATTAAGATTCTGAAATTCATCTACAATAACGATTGCATTATCTAGAGTTGTACCTCTTATAAAGGATGTACTCCAGAATTTGATAGTTTCTTGTGCTTTGAGATTACCGTATAACATTTCAAAGTCAGCATCAGTTGGCATTTGAAACATATATTTTACCATATTTTTGTATGGTATTTGGTAAATATCTGCTTTATCTTCATGATCACCTGGTAAAAATCCAATCTCACGAGTTGAAACTAATGAACGAACAAGATAGATTCTTTCATATGGTGTAGTTTCATCAAGAACATCAGCAAGAGCATTATATAAAGAAATAAATGTCTTTCCTGTTCCCGCTGTACCATATGCAACAAGATGTTTACCATCTGCATATGAATCAAAAAGTTTCTTTTGATTATCAGTGATGGGTTCAATATCAAGAAGGTAAGTATTTCCAATCGGTTTCTTACGTTTCATTTGTTTCGTAGTTAAACCGATACCTATGGGTTGATCCCCATTAGTCTTCTTTTTTCTTGGCATTTGATTAAAGTGACTTTACTCTAGAACCTGGTGATTTTGCTGCCTTTTTAAGGACATCATTCCATCCTGGTTTACTCTTTCTTAACTTATCTTTCCATTCTCCAACTTCACCAACACCTGGCATTGTAGAGGGATCAGAATAGTCCCTTGACCAATCAGGATTATCAGAACACCACTGATCCCATTGTGTGACACTCATCACAACTTCTTTTTGTTCACCAGTTTTTGAATTAACTACAGGGTATGTTGCCATAATATTATAAAGTAGTATAGTTATTTAGACCCATTGCAAAGCCTCAGATACAGTTGGAAACTGTTCGGTAAATATGTACTTACAAGCATTTGCAATATCCATATGTTCTTTTTGTGTTCCGTGTCCAGAACGTAGGTCAATATAATGTACCCAAGAGCGAACACTTCCAGACATATAAATGCGAGTTGGAGTTGCTAATGGTAATACAAATCTCGCACATTCTTTTGCGATGCCTTCTCTCAATAATTCATTATATAAATCTAGTCCTTCATTAAAATAATTTTGTATTCGACCAAGTAACATTTTACTTTGTTCTTCTGGTATATCATCAATACTATTCTGACGATTCTTTGTATCTTGTCTTCTTAATTCTGGTAAAGGTATATTTGTATCTAATAAATTTGTATCAGCATATCTCTGACTAAATTCTTGAAATGTAAAGGAACGATGTCTTAATATTTGTGCTGCAAGACCTCTTGTAGTATTAATTTCAAGAGTCATAAATGCTTGCTCAAAGATAGACCAATGCTGATGTTTGATACAATATCTCAATAGACCTGCATAATTTTCATTATCCTGATTATTAGGATTGCTCACACGAGCACAGTATGCCATATGTTTTTCGGCATCAGGTGAGACACTTATAAGTGATACGTTCATTTAAATCCTTTTGATGTTTGTTCTTGAATTCTTGCTAATTCATTTTTAGCGGTCTCTAGTTGTTCACGAATTAATTTATTTTGCTCCTCATCATAAAGATAAGGTTGCTTAACTAATCTTTCAAGCATTTTAACTAATCTTTTTGCTCTGCTAATCGGGGTAGCCATCGTCGTCCTCTAATATTTCATCATAATCTTGAGATATGGAAGGAGGTGGACTAACATAAGATTGTACATCCGAAAAAACTTCTGCTTTAATATCATCAACCAATAACTCTAAGTTGCGAACCATTAGTTTTAATTTTGCTCTGTCCATAATATTAATGTTTCAATCATCATAGCATAAAAAAAGGAGGGATGCAACCCTCCTGTATTTATTTTCCGTATAGGAACTGAACTTCAGCAGTTATGATTGTGAGAAAGATAGCAGATGCTATACATATCTCTAATGTTTCAATCACTTAAGACTTGTAAGTTCTTTTTCCTGTCTTACACCACGGTAAGTTAAATCGACCTTGTTAGTCTGCTTTGCTTTGTTTCTATCAGTGTCATATACGACACCACGGTATGTGACTTGTGCCATTTGGTTTCTCCTAAAGTAGTTGGACTTTTTAAATCCGTTCCTTCAGTCGGCTTTTGCGTCCCTACAATCTAAACCATACTTTTCACCAAAATCATAATACAACTCAATAATTTCCTGCCTATCTTTTACACTAAGGTCAGGGTAGACTTTAGCACGATCAACAAGAGTGTTTATATCTGTACATGATACTGTAACTATGGTAGTAACAGCACTTGATGCAGCAATTAATGTTTCAATCATAAGGATGAACGAACCCGTTCCGAGTCGGCTTACTTGCGTCCAATGATATAAGCATCACAATCATCTGACACCTTAGTTCTCAAGTAATCTATAAGATACTCTTGTGCATCAGACCTAAGATTCTTATCGCTAAGTATCTCGATCCTATTTTGATTCCATTCTGAACAGGTCATTTCCCAGTGGGAAGCGTTGTGTTCAGCAAGGAGAGATGCTAGTAGTACTGCTTCTATCATTTATGGATGAACGTAAAGGTATGTTAGCATACCCATACATATTTAGCAAGTTATTATGTATCTTCTGTTACGGTTTCTAGGGGTGTGGTACAAGAGCATACTAAATTTCTATCACCAGATACGTTATCAATCCTTGAGACTGCAGGCCAGAACTTGTGTTTGGGTTGATTAGGGAACACTGCTTCCTCTCTTGTGTATGCGTGCACCCACTCACCACATATCTCTGACTGTGTATGCGGTGCGTTCTTTACTATCTCTGGGATAGTATGTATCTCTCTTTTTATTTTATCCATAGATGCCAGTTCATA